AGACTCAGTCCTTGGGTACTGTCTATAGAATTCATTAAGAGCGTCAGCATCAGATTTTAATGCGGCTACTTCGTTCTCCCACCAAGTAATAACGCCTTGCGTTATCATCTCACCATCTATACCCCTTACTGGCTTACTTGGATCTGTAAATATTGGCCAACCAAACTCATCTATGTATCCCTCTACGTTCCATTCCATAGGAATAAATAATGAATACAAACCGCTCTTTGTTTGATGGTTTGCCGATCTTTTAGATGTACTGCTGTCGTAGTATAAATCCTTAAAATTCTGACCACCTTTTGGAAGAGCATTTGACGTTGATCCCATCATACACTTACCTACTATCTTAGCTCCTAAACGAAGACACGTTTTTGTTACCCTCCAGTTGTTTAAGATGTTTTCTGGCTTTTCCCATTTTCCACTTTCATCATGAACAAGCATTAGTAATTTCTCACCATCGTAACTGTTGTCTGCTGTATTCTTCCAGTCAATAGTTGTGTCAAGACCTTCAATATCTTCGGTCTTCTCTTCGTCCATGTTTCTCCTAGTGATCTTACTTGCTGGAACCCTAAACGCTAACTCAGTCTTTGGATTGTCCATACCATCCTGTATAGGCTTAAAGAAGAAAGGATAGTTCCTTACAATAGGAACAACCTTATCAGTAAACATCTTCTTGGCATCACTACCAGTCTTTGATAGTATCCCAACCCTAGCGTCTTTTGCTAAAGTTGCAGTATTACAAACCTCAGCAGACGACATAAACGAGAAACCAGAACGTCTGTTCTTTAGGTAACACATGCCAAAAGATCTATTGTCAGCCTTGCATGCCTCCCAGTATATATAAAATATCCTGTTAGACTCTCTAAATTCTGGAAGACCTATATCTATCTTTGTCCATTGTAAATACATATAATGAGTTCCAGTTATATATGTCGGCTTACCGTTATTCATAAACCAATGACCGTAATCTCTTCTGTCAAACTCTTGTTCTATATAATCTACATACTTTGATTTAAATGTATTGTCTTTTCTATTCCAATCAAATACAGTTTTTATCTTCTGTAGTTCTGATGGATATTCTTCTGCTACCCACTTGTTTGAACCTTTATGTAATGATATTGGTTCTGATGGAAGTGCAATCTTCACACCGTTTATATCATATATTTCACCTATAGTACCATCCCTTGATATCACAACTAGATCATAATCTGGATGATAACCATACGTCCAAGATTTCTTTGCATTTTTTGTTGTTAATGCAGTTTTGTGTATGTGATTATCTACTATAGTGTAAAGATCCATGTTTACTTCTTTTTTACTCTACCCTCAGCAAATCCCTTATTTCCAAGAGTAACTTCTGCCTTTGGTGATTCTGCATTTTCTTCCTGCTCTATCTTCTGTAACATACTAAGTGCATCCTCAAACGCAAGACGTTTTGCAGATGCGGCATTCTTTAACTTATCAGCAGATATGTCATCCTCAGATCTAGTTATAATTGGCTCTCTCAATACCTTTATAAGTTCATCTATAGCCACCTTTGCAGCCTCTAATATTTCTATTTTTTTAGACATATATTACGATTATACATTCTATATAAAACTTCTTCATTTATTCTAAACTCATATTCACTGTCTGGAGTAAATGATACGATGTCACCTTCAGTGACTTCTGTCATTTCTTCGTTCTTGAATACCAACTCCCCCCACAGTTCTTCAAGTCCAGATGTTGAACTAAATATCTTATCTTCAGATGGTATAGGACGAATAAAACAAAATGGAGACGGAGCTGACCATCTTCCTCCATCTCTGGAGTACAGATACACTTGATCTATCTCAACGATAAACAGATCGTCAGTCAAGTGATGCCAACTGCTCTTTTGTCTGCCCTTCATGTCGTAATAAAATTTAAACACGTTATGATGGACGACAACAACATCGTTCGGTTTTATTGGCCCGTTGTAATATATAGGTGTTGATATAACGGTAGCAAATCTATTTGATACCTTATGATCTTCTTGGGATGAACTTATGATAAACTCTTTACCTTCGTAATTTCTAATGTTATCATATCGCCTCCCATCAACAGCTTTGATGATAAAGCAATATGGTGACTTCATATTAAAAATCTATTTTGTATTCTACTGATACTGGCATTGTATTAGAAAAGTTTTTCCAGCAAACTATCTCTATATCTTTTTGTATCCATATAAGGAAACCTCCATTCTTGTTTTCAGTTATGGCGTGTATTACATATTCCTTATTTAGTACCTCTTGACCTACAGTGTAGTGCATGCACTTCATATAGTCTGGACCAACTGATATTTTTCTAATTATATTCACCTGTTAATAGATTGATATTACTTGCACCATATCTTTCTTGTACGTCTTTCTGAAATGATGAGAATTCTTGCACAGCGATTTCTAGATCAGTTAATACTGTTAGCTTCTGGCTTTTTAATCGTTCGAATGTTAGCTCGATATCTGCTACTTCAAACTTAAGGTCTCTATACCTTCTGTTTAATTCAACCAATCGGTTGAGATCATTTTCTTCTAATTTTTTCATTTTATTAAATTTTATAGTACAAATATAGTTAAATTATTATAAAGATAGATCTATAATAACTTCATACCCTTGTTGCTCATAAGCTATCTTAGCATATTTGTGAGCTGTCTCTAAAGATTGTACTTCACCTTCTTCAAGATTAGCTTGATAACTTCCAATAGGAACATCAGTATAAAGCATTTTACCTTCTGCAAATGTTTCTGCATTAGCAAATGTTGCTACCTCACCTTGAATTGTAGTTCCTGTGAAATCACCTACAAAACGGATTCTACCATAAAGCTCTGGTAATTCAATACCTGTTCCTGAGATTGTAATCTTTTTTTCTTCTGTTGCTTTAATTAAGATTGCCATAATATAAATTTTTATGCTAAGATACCTAAATTTCTTAACGCTTTAACTACTTGTCCAATTGTATAACCATCAAATGTGGCTGTATCATTTAATATCCCTGATGTATTAGCTACAAATGTAGATGCTGCAACTCCTGTTGTTTCTTGATACAACTTAACAATAGAACCATTCTCTGTTCTGAAATGTGGTGCTGCATTACCTGCTGTTATGTCGGCTGAATAAATACCAAAAGCATCTGTTCCCGTTGTTGTTGGAGCTGTTCCATTAGCTATAAAGAAAGTGTTTTTACCATAAGATGCTGCTGGTAAAGATGAAACTGTTGTTCCTAATGTAGTTCCTAAAGCTAAAGTACCTCCTCCTGCTTGAGCATTTGTTGGATAAATAGCAAATACCGTATTACCTAAAGCATAAGTGGAAGCTGTTGTTTGTAAAAATGCCCATCCAGAACAATTATTGCTTGCATTAACAAAATTCATTCTATCAGTGCTTGCTGTGTTAAATTGTAATACACCAGCATAAGTTGCACCTAAAGAACCACCATAGTCTGTAAATAAACCAACAAACCCACCACCACCTGTTGCAAGAAATCCTGTTCTATTTGAACCAGAAGTGTTGGTTGACCTTGCATTGATTATTACATTTTCATTAGTTCCAAGTAAATTGAAACCATTTGAAGATGTTGTGGCTGTATTAGATAACCTTACATTAAAAACAGAATTACCTTGGGTATCTATTATATTATAAGTATCAGCACTATTCCTAACTCTAAATGCTATGTCAGTTGATAATGCACCTTGGGCTCTTACATCAAGTCTTGCACCTGCTGTATAAGTTCCTAACCCTAAATTACCTGTACCTGATAATGTTAATTGTGGGTCAAATACATTCTCTCCAATTAGCAATCTTTGTCCTGCATCAGAACCATAATTCCAAATACCATAAGTTTTAAATGTTCCTGTTGAATTAGTTGTTATATTTAATGCTCTATTTCCATTATTTCTAAAATATACACCATTTGTTCCTACAACCTCTATACCTGTACCTAATCCATAACCTGAATGGCTATTTGTTAAACTCCATCCATTTGTTCCGTCAGTTCTATAAACCAAACCAGCATAAGAATTAGTATCATTACTTCTAAATAAAAGCGAACCAACTCCATTCATTTGTGCTATATTAACTGTACCAGCACTATTTTGAACATTGAATGGTATATCAGTAGCAGCTGTACCTACAGCCTTTAATCCTAATCTTTTTAATGTATTATCATAAGTGAAGTTAGCATCTTGCTGAACTACTCCACCTGCTTGAAAGAATACTCTACCATCTGTTCCTGATGTTACAGCTGTTGTACCTACTGTAATGCCTGTAGATATGTTCCAAGTTCTATTTGCACTTAAATCTTGAGTATTGCCGTTAATTGTAATTGTTCTACTATCAGGAACAGAACCATCTTTTATATCCTCAATCGTGTAAACATTTGACGGACTGTTAGCTTGTGCTGACTTCTTCTCTACTGTGTCAACGTCAGCGGCTATACCTATAAATTTTGTTCCTACTGGTATACTCATTTTATCTTAGTTAGCGTGAATACCTCACTGTATATAATATTAGCAGCAGTAGCACCAGACCATTGAGCTGTTACGTCTAATGTGTTTGCTGCTGTTGTATCAAATGTCGTATTGTTCTCAGTGCTAAAGTTAACACCCTCTAAGGCATTACTTGAATTTTTATTGTATGTAAACATACCACCAGAAGCTATAGATGCAACACCTGCTGCGCCAATAGCTCTTATTGTAAATGTTATGTCGAGCGTCCAATGTTTTGTTGTTGTTGTAGGCATTGTAATAACACCAGTGTCAGCTAATACAACCGAGCCGCTTTTTATGCGTATATGCAATCCCTCGTTATTTGCAGATGACACATGACCAGTAAGTGTAGCCTTAAAACTGTCACCTACAACGAAACCATTAGCTGGTACCGTAAGTGTACCAACACCGCCATCTATTATAGTACTCTCAACAGTTGAGTTTGTGACAGAAGGACTTGTTGCTGTTTGTGCATACAGACCACTTACTGATGAAAGGTCAATGATGGATTGTACCGTAAAATTACAAGTCTCGTTATTGTTTGATGTGTCAGTTCCAAATAACTTATCGTTTAACGCTGGAGCAACTACACTATAATTATTTACTTTCATAATACAAATATAGTTATTTTCCTTGACCTCTACTTGCCTTCTTGTATAGCTTACTGGTCTTTATCTTTGACTGTTTTGTCTTTGCGTGAACGCCTGGTCGACTTACATGTTTCTTCTCAAATTTTTTTATTTCGTCTACTTTTTTCTTCATAATTCTTTTAACATTTTAATTAATCTAGGACAAGGGTAAACGTCTGACTTATCAACCCTAACAGAGTTATGGGTGTATAGGCCGTTCTCTCCTTTTAATGCTCTTTTAGATAAACCCCAAATATCCTCGTTGTAAGTTAAGTCTATATTATAAGTCTTACCCAAGTATACTAATAGTTCTCGTAGTGACTCTATTTGCTTGTCACTGTATTTATGCCATATCTTATGATTCTTAAATGGCTTTTCTAAATAAGTAACCTCTGAAGGGTCTACTACTCCGTTAACATAGTTATAGAATTTTCCGTCCTTGTTTACAAGGTAAGCCCAATTCGTTAACTCTATACCTATTGAATATTTGTCTAGGTTCTTATATGGTAATCCTTGACCTTTAAACACGCTATCTTTTACGCCTAAGTGCCAAGCCCACTCGCGAGAACTAAACGCTTGTGCTATGGTACCATCGTAACCAATAACAAATGGAGTAGCCACTCGTTCTTTGTTAGCCTCCCAACCTTTAATTGTCGCTACTGGATTTTTATTTCCTGCTGTATGGTGTAGATAGATTTGTCTCTTTGGTGTTTCCTCAGCGATGTATTGCGTTTTAGGTAACCTTTGCTGTACTATTTTAGTAGTGTCCATTAGTTCTTTAATTTATCAGCTTCTTCTTTTGCTCTCAATACGAAGCTCCTTAGTGACTTTATTATGTTGTTTCCAGTTACAGCCTCGTAGTTCTCATTTATTGATAATATCTCTACAAACACGCATCCAAGTGCTACAACTTTTGTCATTATTAGCTCAACAGAGATGAACTGAGCAACTAAATCAGCAGCTATGTACTTCTCTATAAGAAATACAAATATAATCGCTCCAGAGTAAAGTAATGACTTACTTACAGTGTGAGATAACTTCCTGCTCTTAATGGATCTCCATCCGCCTTTCTTTACACTTCGCCATATACCAAAAAATGTATCCAATAGTATAGCAAATATCGCTATGTATATCATAGGTTTTACTGGGCTAAGAACAGCTATTATTGACGCTAGTAGTAGTTTTGTTTTCATTTCCTTGAGTATATAACATAAAGTGTTGTAAATATAAGCATTATGCCGAGTATTCTATAACCCCACATCTTGTAATCCTTCTTCTCATAGTACCTAACTGGCACCTTTCTCTCTATAATCTTATCAATAAAAACAGTGTCACACTTACCATTTATAAATACACTATCTCTAACCCTCCATACCTTTACCTTTAACTGGTCCTTTATTATTGTTATAGTATCATACAACTGATCTACCTTCACAACAGTATCAACCTTTACCTCTGGAACGGTTATTCTTATTGTATCCCTTACTACCAATGTATCTGTTGTTAGTAAGTACGGATGGTTTTTTATCAGTCTGTCAAACCGTTGTTTTGGACTACATGACAATAGACCGATTGATAGGATGATATATAGGATGATCTTCATTATTCAAAAGGTGGTGGTGTTGGTTTAGGCTCATAAGGAATTAAGTCAAGGTCTTTAACCCACATAAAGTCAGGGTTAACACATTGCTCCATTTCCTCAACTGATATAACCCAATTATCTTGAGCATCTTGAATAGGATTGAAATAAGAATCAGGTGCATACCATTGACCTACTAATTCGTCTTTTTGTACCTCTGTCAATAATCCGACATAGGTAGCTTTTTGTTCTGTTGTTAAATCTGTTAGTTTCATATATTATTAATTATACTTGACGAGCCAAGGCAGTGTTGAATGCTTGTACTGCCGTTCTAAAATTAGCCGCTTCGGTGTCTGTTAAACCATCTCCTATACTTGCAAAGGCACATTGACGATTTGAATAAAAAGCAGCAGCTCCATTATTGTTTAAACACCCTAAATAAATAGGTTGTGTTAAAGCTGAAGTTGTTGCTGAAATAGTTTTTAAATTACTTGAAGTATTTTTAAATACTTTTTGAGTGCCGCCACCTGTTCTTGTTATTTGATAAAATCCTAATGTATCAGTTACAGTTAATTGAGCTGAATCAACAAATGTATTAATACTTCCTGATAATGGAGTTGTTCCATAAATACCAAGAGAAACATCACTACCCGCTATCCTTGCACCCATTTCAACCCCTAAACTATTACTATTGGTTCTTGAATAAAAACTTAAAGAACCATTATTTAAAGTTAAAGTTGTACTTGGTGTTAAATAAGTATTTCCCCATCCATTAACACCGCCAAATTGAACACCATTAGCTCCATGAGTTACACCACCATTCCAAAATATTCTAAAGGCAGCATCCAAATCTCTTGGGTCTTTCAAGTTAAACTTGTGTGCTGAAGCTGTTCCACCAACAAACGGATACAAAGCCTTCATTTTACTCCAAATAGAATAACCTTTTAAATCAACTACTAATTGATTAATAGCACTTTGTTGGGTCGCATCGGTGATACCAGATGCGGTTATGAATGCTTGTGCGTCGGGGTCTATACCTCCACCACCAGCGACAGCTCTAGCTCCTATGGCATTTGATATGGATATCTGTAAAGCCATAAATTACCAAAGAGCAATGATGTCAGTAGCTGTTGTTGTAGATGAAAACACTCTGATCACTTGGATCGGAATGAATGAACCGTCTGGCACATTTTGCAATGTAACGTCATCACCGTCCGCTGTCATAATTCGCAATATACCACCTGTACCTACATATAATACACAAGGCCATTTTGCCTCATTAGGTGAAGCTGTAGCGTCTCCAGGATATGGGATGTTTACAGTATTACTTGGTGTAACAGCAGCAGCTCTGCTTGTTTGTAGTTTTAAGTTTGCCATTTTTTATTTTTTTGTGCTTTTACCATTCGCTCCATTACGACCCCTATTGATCGATGGACTTTCAAGTACAAATTTACCATTTTTTTTCTTACTAACATCCATACCACCCTTACCGTCAATGCCTCTGCTTCTTCTTTCCTTTGTGTGTTCAGCTCTGTACTTCTTCTGCTCAGTAGTAGCGTTAAGCTCT